CGCTGCTGCGTAGAGGACCGAACAGGCATTGGGGGTGCCGTCGGTTGCAACGCGTGAGACTTCTAGTACGTCACGTGGGTGTCCGGCGTTGCGTGCAACTGGCCGGCCGACTATCGCTACACCGTGCAAGACACCGTCGATGTCTACGCATCCGATGCTGAATCTGTGTCCGGTGCACGGTTTGTGGTGTCGGTGCCACAGTCCGACGACTGCATTTGCCTCGGTCAGTTCTAACGGTACGACGAACAACTCTTGTTGTTCTGGCATGTCCGGTTCCCTTCGGTGGTGTTCGGTGTTCGTGAGGTCACGAACCGGGATCGTCAAGGACGGTCCACAGTTCTAGGTCTGCGTGGTCGGCCACGACGGCCGTCCGGTCGGACTGTTTGTAGTCACGGTGTCCACGGATCGCTGCGTCGTACTGTTCGACCAGGTCTGCTGCGTCGGCCAGCACGTCGTCGACCACATGGTCTCCGTTGGCTATGCGCCACATTGCCAGCCGTAGACGCAACGCCAGTTCCTGTGCCGGTGTGAGCTTAGACATCGTCGGGTTCCTCGATCATCGTGCCGTACGTCTTTTGGACGATGGCGAACGCAGCCACCACGTTTTCGTGCCAACCACACAGGACGTACTCGTCGTCATGCCGGTAACACGCGTCACATTCCAGAATGTCGCGCTTTGCCCGTGCCGACACAGCGTCGACCGGTAGCCGGTTGCTCATGTCTTTGTCCCGTCTGCGTCGAGTTCGACCAGGCATGCCAGGACAAGTCCGTCGAGCAGCAACTGTGCGTCCCGCAGCTGTTCCATACGTGCCGGCAGTCCGGCCGTGTCACCCAACGGTGTGGTGCCAGTCTCGTACAGGTCGTGCAGAACCTTGCGTACCCATGCCAGCGACGTACATGACTGCTTCAACTGGTCAGGGTCGGTGAACGGCACCGTGTGGACCAGGACGATGCGTCGGTCCGTCACTTGTCGTTCCGGTACTCGGGGTGGCGTCGCAGCTGCCACCATCCCCACAGGCAGCCTGCGCCGACGATCAGTGCAGCGGTACCGACCTCGGTGACCACGTCGAACAGGGTGGACAGGGTGTTGCTGGTCATGGTGTTTCCCTTCGTGCCATGAATGTTTGGATTTCGTAGCCGTCTCGGTCGGTGGTGACGACCTCGACGAGTCCACGGTCTAGCAGACGGAGCAGCCTTCGTCGCGCATTTCGTTCTGACCATCCCATGCGGAACGCCACCTGGTCAGGTGTCCACCAGCCGCTTTCATGGCGCAGCATGCGGAGCACTTCGTCGGCATTCTGTTTGCGTTCACGGACCATGCCTCCCCATACCCCGTTCTCCTCGTGCACCGATGCTTGCCGGCATGGGTCGACGACGGGGCATATCTGGCAGAACGCCAGTGCGGAACGAAAGTCGATGTTTGATCCCTGTGACGGTGCGACAGGAAACATGAGACTGGTTCGGCCTCGACAAGCTGCGTGGCGGTGCCAGTCGGGTCGTAGAAGGTCGATCAGTTCTAGAGCGATGAACGCTGAACGTGTTTCGTCCAACGGTCAGTCCTTCGCTGCGGCCTGTGCGAGTGTGGCCCACTGTTCTGGTGTGAGTACGACACGCCAACCGGCACGGGGCAGTTTGATCCACGTAACGGCATGCGTTACGTCGGCACGTTCGCGTTGTTCCTCGGCCTCCAACGGTTTGGTTCGTACTGCGGCCATGGTGTCGGACCAGGCTGCGACCTGCACGACGGTGTCGGGAACACCGTGCAGGTCCCCGGTGTCGTGCTGCGAACCAGGGTTGGGTTGGCGTCGAACGGGCCAGCCGCACAGCTCGGTGATGATCCGTGCTGCTTCACGTTCGGCGTTCAGACCTTTGTTGCGTGCCCCTCTACCGGTCACCCCCATTTGATACCAGCCGTTCAAGTCTGCGGTTCTCGGTCTCCAGGTAGGCGACTCGTCGTTGCAGGCTAGTGGCATGTTCGATGAGTCGCATCAGGTCACCGGGCATCATCGGTACCGGTTTGCCCTGTTTGACCATCTGGCGTGCGTATTCGGTCCAGTAGCCAAGGTCGGTCACGGGTTGCTCCTGGTGTAGTTCAGTTGGCCGGCGTCTCGACGTGCCCGGTAGTCGGCCTGCCGTTCGGCATCCCACTGGCGTTGCGCGTCACGTTCCCTGGTCAGTCGTTCGTGCAGTTGTTGCACCTTGTCTGCGGTCTCGCGCCGGATGGTTCCTCGTCGGCAGACCTGTAGTGCTTTCGTCGATGCGCCCAGCATGATCGCAAGGTCACCTTTGGTGTGACCGAGGGCCAGCAGCTCGTCGACAAGTTGCATGGTGCGTGTGCCGTCGATGACGGCACCAGCGGCAGCGTCCCCCGTGTGGACGGCCAGAATGGCTGCGATGGTCTCCGGGCGGGACACCGGCCTGGTGCCTTTGCGGATCAGGGACAGTGCCGACCTTGATACACCGGAAACGGCCGACACGGTGCGCAGCCCCACGCCTTGTGTCTCCAACCATTCAAGGTGTTGCCGTGCTTCGGTGTTGTCCACGTACGGGTCGACACCACGGTGCTTACGAGCTGCACGCAGTTTTTCGTACAGGACACCAGCGGTACAGCATTCGTAGCAGCGGCAGCCGTTGCGGTAGTCGTCGCCTACTTCACCCCACCGGTACCGTGCGTTGGTGCCGTGCTCCCGTCGTTTGCGCAGCTCGACGGGCACGGGTGGCCGGCCAGTCATAGTTCCAGACCGGGCAGTGCCATCTGCCCGGTCTCGTCCTCAACGACCTGTGCACAGTCGTAGCAGCGGCAGTCACCAATGGCTTTCAGGAACGCTGTTCGGCATTCCTGGTCGTCAGGATGCCAGTACATGTGTGACTGGTAGTTGCAGCGACGCAGTTTGTGCTGGTACTTCGGCCACTGCTGCCACGCCCAACGGTGCCCGGTCACTTGTCTGCCCCCGTAACCGGTTGCACAACCAGGATCAACTGCCAGGTACGACGGCAACCGTTACGTGCACACTTCGCAAGTGCAGTGCTCCGCTGGTTGAGGTCCGGTCGTGGCCGACTGCTGTTCATGTGGTGGGACAGGCCACCACAGTTCGGACAGGTGAAAGTGAACGTGTACGAGTCGACCAGTTCGCCGTCCGGGGTACCGGCACCACGTCTACGGTCTTCGCGTTGTTCGTGACCCGCGCAGCATTCGGTGCAGCGGCACCCCTGGCGGTAGGCACGCATTCCACCGTGACGGCATGCACCAACGTCGATCTTTTCGCCAACAGTCATCGGGTGTACCTGGTGACGCGCCACGGGGTACGGCCGGCCTGTAGGAACAGGTGCCGGGCTGCCAAAATTGAACAGTCGTTGTTCGACCAGCGGTTCCGGTTGCAGCCAAACCCAACCTTGTCGTACCGGTGTGCGTGCAGGCTGTGCAACAACTGCATGCAGCCGCGTGCAGATGACTTCGGATTTTTTGCCTTGCCGTTCAAAAATCCTGACTCACGGGCAGCCACCATCTTGGCCCACGACCTCGACGATGCAGGCCACCACACGTCGATAGCAGCAGCACACGTCGGTGACTCGCTGCGGTCGAGCATCGGTGCCGCACCGGCCTGGTCGGCACGGAACGCCATCACAGACGTAAACACGGTCGTGACGACCGCCAGTGCAAGGAACAGGTATCCAACCTTTCTCACTGCTGTGCCTCCTCGATACGGGCCACCAGGTCACGGCCGCGCTCGTTGATCAGATACACGGTCAACTGTCGACCGGTCACACCTGTACGCGTGTAGTCGGCCTTGTCGACCAGGCCAACTGCGTGCAGCTCAGAAAGACGCTTCGACATCACGGACTGCTGGTTGCCGACGGCCACCGCCACGTCGTACGCAGTGGCACCGAGGTAGCCGCTACGGGCCACCTCGACCAGCACACGGGACCTCTGCCCCGGTAGGAGTTCCTGTACAGAGTCGGCAGCAGCCTGTGCCGTGTCAGGGTCGGTGGCACGGACGTTGGGTCCGTAGTTGTCCACCAGGTCGTCGAACAGGGACAACATCAGGCACCCCCGAGAAGGTCGCACAGCTGTTCGATACGGGCTGCATGTGCCGTCGTCCACTTGGTGGCAGCCATAGGGATGTTCTCTGCCCTCATGGCGTCGGACACGGCCTGAAAGGTACCGTTGCCCTTCACGACCTCCAGTGCGGCCTTCGCCCTGCCACGGTCGGCAGGTCCGGCCGGCTGGTCGTCCTCGACCTCTACGACCTCGGCGTCCTCCACGTCGTCGACGTCGTCGACGTCGACGGTAGGAGCAGCCTGCACGGGTTCCGGTGCTACGACCTTTGCCGTAGCAGTCAGCACCTGCACCGGGTCGTCTGACAAGTCGTCGACCTCGTCCGGTGACAGTGCGCCACCGATCAACGCCTCAGCACAGAACCATTTGATGGCCCTGGTAGTGGCACGGGCCACCAACATGTCGGTGGTGTGTTTCTTCCAGTTGTCCTTGCCGGTCAGACCAGCAGCACGCGCCTCGTCGATCGTGTACGAAGCAGTGCCGACGACGGTGGTGCCGTTCACCAGGACACGCACCGTTGCTTTCGTGTCGGACGCCTCGGTAACACGCACGTCGTAACCGGCGTTGCGGGCCATGGCACGCTGCAACGTCGAGTCGACAACGGGTCGTCCCTGTACCCATGCCACACCGTGAATGGCGTCCATGACGGCCAGGTCATGCCGTTCTGCCCAGTCGATCGCCAACAGGATGGCACCAGGCTGGCCCCGGTAGGCACGGGGCAGCATGTCACCGGCCTTTGCGATGGCTACGGCGGTCTGCATGCGCACGTCGAGCGTGTCACGTCCGGCCGACACCGTGGCAGGTGCCGCAGACCTGGTGGTCAGTACAGGTAGTTGGTCAGTCATTGTTGTTGTTCCCTTCTAGATGCTTGATGGTGAGTCGACGTGCCCCGGTTGCCTGACGCGACGCGTCGTACAGCTCCGGTGCGTCTTTCTTGATCAGGTCACGGTCCAGAACACGTTTCGTGTATTCGGGGTGCTGCTCTGCCAACTGTCGTTCCACAGCAGCGGGCAGGACCATGGCGGGACGGGACACAGTGACCTTGAAATGTGGTGCAGTGCCACTGGTCCCTGCACCGATGCGGTGCCGGACGACTGCCTCGATGGCGTCTTTTTCGGCCTGTGCGTGTTTGATCGCTGCACCGAGGTCGTTCAGTCGTTCCAGCTCGTCGGCCAGGTCGGACAGGTCGGCCACGTCTGCTGTGTCGTCCACGTCTGCCCACACAGACTTGACGACCTCCAACGCGCTGCCGTCGTCGGGGTCTGGCAGTGTGCCGGCCTGCACATGGTGCAGCATCTCGGTTGCCAGTTCCTCCAACAGTTCCTGGTGCATACGGTCGGCCACTACTTCGGTGAACCGTAGAGACACGATCGAGTCGTCCGTGTCGTCGATGACGGCATGGGCGACCATGCCCATGTCCAGACCGGTGCACAGCAACTGCCACTGGACCTGTGACAACCAGCGGCCACGGTCCGGTTTGACGTTGAGTCCTGTGGTTTTGACCTCTAGGACACCCCAGAGGTCTGCCCGGTTCGACGTGACCTCGGTACGGGACAGGTAGCCGTCGACAGTGGCACGCCACTGCGGCCGGTGTGCACACTCCACCTGGTGTTCCTCACCGACCACGTACAGACCGGTGAGTGCGTGCACGGCATCGGCAATCTTGAACTGCCACCGGTGGCCGCGACGCATGGCGTCGTTCTGCTCGGTAGGTGGCACCAGACCGAGCTTGCGGGACACGACCCCGTACATGCCGCCGTACGTGCCGGCTGCTGCGTCGGCCACGTCGGTGGCGGTGATTCCTTCCCGACGCCACGCCAACCATTCTGTTTCATCACGTTCGATCATCGGTCGTCACCACCGTCGGTATGCAGGTACGTGTCCGTTGCGTCACCTGTGGGGTGGTGACGACGGGACCGGTACTCGTCCAACGACACGTGGTGCTTGTCCAGGTCGTCGCGTCGGGCGATTTCGTCGACTGCACGCGCCACGTTGCGTCTGCGGTACTCGATGTTCATGCCGACTCCGAACAGGACGACGAACACGACGGTGGACGCAGCGATGACGAACAGAAGGATGGTTCCGAGGAACTGCAACAGACCGGCCATCACTCGGCCCCGTCCAGCTCGTCCACGGACTCCCTGTAGGCGATGCTGCGTAGCAGTTTGCTTGCGGCCTCGTCGCACGCAGCCATCAGTGCCGTGGCAAAGTCCTGAATTTCTCCGGGTGTGCCACTAATGCTGATGTATTGGAAAAACGAACCAGCGGTCGAGTCCAGGTACACGATTACCGGTGCCTGGTCCTCCGGTGAGACCGTGACTCGGGTAGCGGTGACGGTTCCTGCCGTGAAATGGACAGAACCACCATTGGTGATCAGGTGCATTTGATTGTTCCCTTCGGTGTCCCCGGATGGTGCCGGGTTGGTGTGACACAGCCTGCCAGACAAGCTGTGCCAGGTGAGGGATGGTCTAGTCGTTCCCCGTTGCGGCCGTCAACGGTCACCAGTACCGTGGACCGTGACCGGCCGGCAGGAATGGTGACCTCCTTCCTTCTCCACAGGTCGACGGACATGGCAACGCACTGTCGAACTGGTCTTCTGCCGGCCGGTCAACTTCCGGCCTGACGCGGAAAGTCCCCCGCAGCCGGGAAGGGACACCGGGCCACGGGGGACTCTCCAACTACCGGCGCAACACCACCTGCACCGGAAACCTTCACACTAGACGGGCACCTACTGTGCCACGATCGTCGTACGCCACTCGATGCCACCAGGGGTCACGTAGGCGGCAACCTGTTGGGGTGCTTCGATCGGCCAGTTGTTCGCCATTGAGTACGCGTCGGCACCTTTCAAGCTGCCGTTGATCGTCCACCCTGGTCCAAACACGACCTGGTGAAAGTGGCCCATCCACAGATGGTCGATCGGTCGGCCTATCTGTGCCTGCCGTGCCGCTTTGCGGTGGTAGCCCCTACTTACGGGCGGGATGATGCCACCGATACCACTGCCACCGTTGAACTGGTCGCCGTGCGTCACCACGTGCCGGTGCTGGTACACCATGAACTCCGCGTCGGTGGCCTCGTCGATCTGCCAGGTAACACGTTTGTCGTCTGCAAGGAACCGGCGCACAAGTTTACCGACGTAAAAGTCTGTGTTGTCTGCCGCGGCCAGGTGCTGGCGTTTGCGGGCAGAAAGTCTGCCGTGGTTCCCGATGACGACAGGCACGTGGACCTTGCCGTACGAGTCGGCCAGCAGTGTGACTGCGGCCGCTATCTGTTCCGACCAGTACAGCATCGAACCTAGAACGGTGTCATCAGAATCAACTAGGTGCAACGTGTCGATCAGTCCGGCCGTGAGGTCGCCAGCAATCATCAGCACCAGTCCGTCTACGTCGGCCGACGGACCGTCCTGTGGCAGTCGTGCGAGCTGGTCGCACCAGGAACGCAACCGGTGTGTTGCCACAGTGCGGTCGTAGGCGTTGACGCCTGCCACGTCTTCGGGTCGGACCTGTTCGTCGAAATGGCAGTCCGACAAGATCGCCACGACCGTGGCAGCGGTCGACCTCGACCGCTTCGGGGTCAACCAGCGTGGCGGTTTCGGGTCCAGCCGGTCGATGCCTTCCAACACTGCGAGACGGCCGACCAGCCGTTGGACGTGGTCCTGTGTGACTTTTAGTTCTGACTTCAGCCGCTGGTTGGCGCGGCGCAGACTGTCGACCTTTGCTGCCTGGTCGAAGTCGTCAAACGTCACCTGTGGATCGTCTGCCATTGCGTCGTCTCCACCCATCTACGCGTGAATAGCTAGCGTCGGGATATCCGATGCTGCGCAGCCACGCAACGACCTGTGTCGCACTGGCCTCTGGTGCGTCCAGAATTTGTTGGCGTATTTCTGCTGGCAGCGCGTCGCACCATGACTTGTACCCGGACCGTCTCGGGTTCGTCTTCACGAACTCGTCGAGACGTTGAGGCTTTTCGGCCATGTCATACCCCGAACAGGAAATGTGCGTACCAACGCACCAAATTGTCCCGTTCGGCACCAGCACCACGGGACGCTGCGTCGATCGTCTGTCCAATGTGGACGTGGTCCACGTGCGGGTTCGTGCCCTTGTACGGTCGCACACCCTTGTCTGCGGTCCACCGTTGACGGTTCCAGATGATTTCGCAGATACCACATGCCTCTGCTGCGTTGATCGCACGTAGAAACACCTGGTCACCAGCGGCACGGCCGGCTGGGGTCGTCGGGACCATCACGTCGAGTGCGCGTCCACAGCTGTGGAGTGAGGGCAGTACGCTGCCTCGGATCGTGCGCCGGTTGTAGATGCCACCGGACCACACGTCGAGTCCACGCAGCCGCATGTGCCACAGGATCGTGTCGAGCAGTGCCTGTGTACCGGGCTTCGGCCCGTGCACGGAACGTGCTTCGGACCAGGTGGCGGGCTGGTACTTGGGTGCTGGCATGTCACTGTTCCCTTCGTGGTACGAACGATGCACTGTCAGGGTCCCCGAACTGGCGTCCGACGAGACCTACGACCGCGGCCAGTCCGGCAGCGGCCGCTGCGACCAGCAGGGCCTTGCCACTGTTCAGGTCGGTGACGCCGGCCAGGTCGGTAGTGACGACTGCCAACGCTGCCTGAATGAAGGTACGGACGACACGTTCTGCCAGGTCGGACCAGTAGTCAGTCTTCTTCACGGATGGCCTCCACCTCGTCATGGAACGTACGTAGACCTTCGTCGAGCAGTGCCACGACCTCCAGCCGTGCTACGCGGCTGTGCATCGGGACCGTGTCACCGTTCGGGCCTAGGTGGTGGGCAACAGACTTGCCGGTGGCACTGGTCTCGATCTGTCGGCGAACCCAACCACCGAACGGTTCGGACACCAGTTTGCGGCCGAACCAACGAAACGGTTTGCGCGTAAAGATGGCGGTACAGCCACCGACGATGACGGTTATTGCACCGATCCATGCTGCTACTTCGGTGACCGGTGCTGGTACTGCTGCCAACATGGGTCATGCCCCACCTAGTGACCAGGCTTCGGCCTCGGCCTGCAGGTCTGCGGCCGTGATTCCGTCACCAGCGACGTGTTCGGCGTCGTCGAGCGTCAGGGTGCCGACGACGACTAGGAGCGTCACAAGCTGCCCGTGCGGGTCTAGTGACGTTGGTTCGGGGTCCGGCAGGTCCAGTTGAAACGTGTTGCCGTCAGGGTCGGTGTAGTAGTGGTGACGCACGTTGTTACCTCCACCGCAGAAGTGTGACGTGACGAATTGGACCGTTGGCACTTGCTCGGGTTGTCCATGCTGTGCCTGGTGTCGGGAACGCACCCTGTGTCTGTGCAACAGACGTCAGCACAGTGATGTTGGTGCCCATTGTTGTGGGCACGAACGAAATACCACCTAGGAATGTTTGCGCGGTGAAACCAACGGAGGTGTTCGCAGCGGTCAGGTAGACACCGGGTTGCAACGTGACTGGTGTTCCCTGTTTGGACAGGATGCCGGTTGCGCCAGAGGTCACGGTGATGTCCCCGGAGTCGAACAGTGGTGCGCCGGTGGGCTGCAGGTTGGCGTCGGCAGCGTAGATGCCTAGACGTAGGTTGCCGTTACCAGTTGCTGCCGTCGTGACCTGCAGTGCCATGAAGTCGAGCGTGAGTGGCGCAGTGACTTCAAAAGGCTGGTAGTAGACGGTGTTTGCCGTGAGCGCCTGTGTACCGGCACCGGTGAGTTGTGCGTTAGGTACTCCGTAGGCGTAGCGGGTCGTCGTAATCGTGACCGTCGCCGCGTTGCTGCTGGACTCAGTGAATGCCAAAGCGTCGGCCGCAGCGGTTGCAAAGTTGGCGTCGAAGACAGTGGTTCCAGCAATCCCGTTGCGAACAATTGCACGATAGAACGTGCCAACAGCACCAGTGCTCAATGTTGGCAGTCCACCAACATTCAAAGTGCCAGATGCAGAACGAATACTTGTCACTCCAGTTGAGCCAGTGACTGTCGCTCCCCATTGCGTCCAGGACGATGGTTCTGATGCTTGATCTGCAGCGTAGTAAAACTTCACTTCAGACTGACCAGACCCGTTATCAACGTCAAGGGTCGCTTTGATCCAGTATGTAGTTCCATCTACAAACAGTGCTGGATTTAGGGCAGGAGTTGCGTTGCGAAACGTGCCACCAGACTCATACCAAGTCAGGTTCAGATTTCCAACAGTAGAAACCTGGAAATACCAAGACTGCTCACTAGCTGTGGAGCTCCATTTACCAATCAGGTACTGCGAAGAACCAGTTGTGTAGTCAGCAAGATTGACACGCACAACAATTTCTAGATCAGTTGTAATGTCCAACGCGTTTGCATCAGGAGTAGACACGATTTGTCCACCAGCCTGTGACAACGTGCCAACAGACAAACCAGAACCAGTCAGGTAGCAGGCTCCACCAACCCTGCCCATGTCGTTGTTGCCCACCGGGACCGGCTGGTACGTCTGGTCGCCACGAAGAAACGTGTTCGCCGACGCCGTGCCGGTGCCAAGTCTGGCAGTAGCAACCGTCCCCGTCGTCACCTGTGACGCATCTAGCGCTAGTTCGTCCGAACCACCGTCCTGGTGCGAACTGGCGTGCGTCGTTGGTGTCCGTGCGTCAGAAAGGCGCGTGTCGTTACCCTGAGCTGCCGTGCCGGCCGTCGTGCCGTACAACACAGACAGAGTCCGGTCCGCAGACAGGTCACCACCACCGGCCAGACCGGTAGACGTGTTGACCAGTCGTGAAGTAGGCACGGCAGACACGTCCGCTGCCGTGATGCTCGACCAGGTCTGGTCGCCACGCAGATAGTTGGACGCACCAGCTGTGCCGTCGGCCAGGTATGTGGTGGCAATCCGGTTGGGGACGTCGTTCGTTCGACCAGGCCCCAGGACAAGGATTTCTCCATTGTTGCTGTTGACTCTGATGACACGTCCGATGTTCTGCACCAGGACGGTCGACCCGGTGGGCCTGGTGCCGGTCAGACCACCGCCGGACGCCACAAAGGTGGTGCCGTTGATCGTGTAACCGGAGGTGTTCAGACCGCGCAGGACACCCATGACCCGGACGTAACCGGTCTCATTCGCCGTCAGGCTGGTGGTGGTCAATCCGATGGCAGGCATCGTGCCTGAACTGGCAGCGTCAGCGGGTGCGATCTCGATGGTGTCACCAGCCCCGACCGATCCGGTCACGTAGACCGGTGTGCCCTTCGGAATGGTGGACGCAGTCGTGTTCTTGGCCGCCACGTCCAACGGCACAGCGTCCTGCCAGGTGAGGTCACCAGCAAGAAAGTGGTTGGCGTCTGCGGTGCCGGTGCCTAGGTCTCCGGCCGTGATCGTGGCATCAACCCAATTGGTGCCGTTGTTGCGCAGAAAGTCACCGGACGCAGCAGCTGTGATCACCACGTCCGTAAGTGCGTCAATGTTGTGTGTCTGCCACGTACGGTCACCACGCAGATAGGTAGATGCGCCTGATGTGCCGTCTGCCAGGTCAGCCGCAACCAACTTGGTGTCAGTCCACTCGGTGCCGTTGTAACGCAGAAAGTCGCCACTGGTCGTGCCGACCAGGGACACGTCCGTAAGGTCGTCCAGACCGATCGTGCCAGCGCCACCACTAGCACCCTGTGGTCCGGTCCTCGAAACGATCACCTGTGTACGACGACCACCAGTAACACCACTGCCGGACTGCGTCACCGTGATCACACGCATTACGCCACCGCCCATGCAGACACGACGAACAGACCGGACATCAACGGTTCGTCACCAGTACCAGGGTCGACCTCCATGGCCCACCAGTAGGTGCCGGGTGAAAGGTCGGCCGAACTGTCGGCAATGCTGATGTACCAACGACCGTCAGTAGCGGCACTTATCGTGCTGGTAAACGTCTTTAGTGCCGTCGAGCTGGTCGGACCGGACGTGATGCGTGCCGTAAACGTGTAGCCGGTGAGGTTCTCGGGTACACCGTCAACGATCGACTGGAAGTCGGAACGCCACACACACGCTGCCCGGACGTGCCAGTCGACACGTGCGCCGTCATCGTCGATCGTGAATGTTGGCGTCGTCATGCCGGCGCACCGTTCGGGCCGATGTCCTCGACGATCAGGATGCCAGGACTAGTCGCCAGGAAATTGGTTGCGCACGTGTTGGCACTGATGTTGGCGCGTACCTGCCACGTCATGGACGAACCGGTGCTGGTCATGTAGTGCACGCCCTGGCCGGTGTAGTTCAGGTTGGCGTCTGCACTCATGTACCAGGCCTGCAGCTGTGTGCCGCTGCCGTCGGTCAGAGCTACAGCCTTAGCCCTGGCGGCCGTGTCAGCGGTCGCCATGTTGGCAAGCCAACTGATTTTCAGTCGACGGTTCGCGGTCGGCGTGACAGTCGCAGAAAGACCAGTGAGCAGCGTAAGACTGGAACCGATACTGGTTGTGGCAGTTGTGGTCGAGACTGCACTGAGGAGTCCCCACGGCAGGTTCCACGGAGCATTCCAGGTCGTGGTGGCGGTCGTGTAGACACGCAACGCGTCTGCGCCCTTGTCATAGACGGTCATGCCCTCGACGGGGGACGACGGGTAGTCGGCCGTCGAGTCACAGACAATCACAGCCTGCTTCATCAGGTACGTGTTCATTTCAGACGCCGTCAGGACCGAACCGGCGGTAAACGTCTTGAACTGTGATGCCATCTGAAGATGCTCCTATGAACTAGAACAACGCTAGCGTCGGGTCGGAAGGATTTACAGCCGTCGCATCGGCCAACAGACCAGCCACCGGGTCGTCCAGTGTGAAGTTCCCACCGGGCTGTGGTGCAGCCAACGTCGACACGTCGAAATGCCACTGGTAGGGACTCACGTTGACCTGAACTGCGCGTACCAGCCCGTCCAGCGTCACAGCCCGGCCGTCGGTCGTCGTGATCGTTGCCTGTACACGCTGCATCACGTCCAGGCCCAGCAGAATGGTCCACTGGTCGTTCGTGTACTCCCCGTCAGGTTCCAGTTTCACACCTTCCAGACGCAATGCCTGGTCCTTGAACTGGTCGAGCACGTAGCCGGCCGTGTTCGCCACGTCGGTGTCCAGCAGCAACGGACTGCTGGTCTGCGAAAAGGTACGGACCCCGTAGAGAGCCTTTGACGTCTCGTCCTGCAGCTGCTGCACAGGTCCGTCCTGACGCCCGATACGCACCACGTTGTAGACCTGGTCCCAGTCGTTCGCTGCGTGCAGCTCGACGACGGGAATGTCCCCTGTCTGCCCGACCGTGAAGTCTGCTGTACGCGGGAACTGTGAACGTGACTGGTAGACGACCACACCGTCTTTCGACAGGTACAGGTAACCGTTCACTGCGGCAGCAGTCTCGTACAGCAACGACCAGCCATCTGCGCCTAGTTCGGTTGCTGCGTACTGTTCTAGGCCGGACTGGTCGATCTGTCGTTCGTCCGTCGGCCATGACACAGCGTCAAGAATGCGATTCAACCGGTCTGGCACCAGGTCGCCTGAGCCGGTCGCTGGTTCAACCTTGTTGGCGAACGATGTTGCCAGGATCGACGTTGCGTCCGTCGCTACGACCTCGACGACACTGTCCGTGTTCGCATGGCCGGGGTATGCCTTGTTCCACTGGTTGACATATCCGACGAACAACGGGAACAACGTCCCCTGATAGGTGGCTGCGATGTCGACCAGCAGACCAGGCAGCAGCTGTGTCTGACCTGCCGACACGTACGGGCCTGTCAGGTTCAGCGGGTCGAAGTCCCCGGACCTGTCGTCCAACGTGAACGTGGCAGTACCGGCCTCAAACGTGAAGAAAGGTCCACGTTGGCGCGACGCGCCACGGTTGATACTGACGCCTGCGTCGGAACGCACATAGTCCGTAACGTCTGTCCAGACTTTCCCGAACGCGTCACCGAGGGTGTAACCAGGAATGGTCGGTGGGTTAGCCAACCGGCCTTCGGTGGCGTCGTCGAGCGTGAACGCGTCTGACGGGGCAGACGTTGCGATGCGGACACGCAACGACGGCCACGACATCAGGCAGCCCTCCAGGTGGCACCGTTGCGGGACTCGTACGCCTTGATGGAATCGACGACCGTACGGCCAATCTCAGCCGGGTTGCCGACACCAGCGTTCACAGTCACGTTGATGACCGTCCCGCCACCAGCGGTCACAGCCCGTGCGTTGCGCATGGCATCGACCTGTGCCAACGACAGGACCATTTCGCCGGCCTGAAGGTTAGCCATGACTTCTGCGCCCCGTCGACCAGGGACAACGCCACCGTTGTGCAGCGTAGGGATGCGGAATTCCCTACCTCCGATGCCAGGCACCCAATCGGGTGTTGTGAAACCTCGACCGCCGATCGTCGAGTTCCAGAGGCTGCGGAACGCACCCAAGGCTGCACGAAACGGCGCAAGGATTGCGTTACCGATGCCAGAGAATGCGCCACTAACCCAACCGATCAAACCTGACAAGGCAGACGTGATGGCCCTTACACCGAACGACACAATGCCCCTGATGCCGTCCCAGATGCCGCCAAAGACGTTCTTGATGCCGTTCCACGCCCCGGACCAGTTGCCCGAAACCACTGCGGTGAACACCTGAATGATGCCCTGAATGATCCGCAACGCAGCCTGCACCTGGTTCTGGATCAACGGCCACACGAACTGAATGACGGCCACCATCCCTTGGAACACGCGTTGCCAGACCGGCAACATGGCCTGAACCACCGACACGATCCGTGCGAACAGCGCCTGCAAGAACTCACCGACTGCCTGAATCGTCGGCTTCAGTGCGTTGAAAGCAGCAACCAGTGCCGGGAACACCACGTCTTTGACGTACTGGACGGCAAGTGCGAGCTGGTCACGGATCGTGCGTGCCACGTTGTCGACGATCGCACGGAACGACTCAGACTTCTGGTACGCGATGACAAGGCCAGCCACCAGTGCCGCGATGCCGGCCACGACCAGGCCAACAGGTGACGCAACGAACCCGATTGCCGTTACGAGAGCGCCGACGACGGAGACAACCGGACCGATCGCTGCCAGCAGCAATGCGCCAGCAATTACGACCTTCTGCATGGTTGGTGACAGGTTGCCGAACTTTTCCGACAGTGTGGAGACCACGTCAGCGATTTTGACGACGACCGGCAACAGGTTTTTGCCGATCGTCTCGGCCGCAGTGCGGAACTGTGCCATGGCAACTTTGGTCGAGTTGGTCGCACCGTCCTGTGTGCGTGCAAAGTCACCGACGGCAGGTCCGGCACCTTCTGCCACTAGGGCATAGGTCGCCATGGCTTTTTCTTGTGCAGTCAGGAACTTGGCATTTTTCTTGCCGGTGTCGGCCATCGCACGCTGCTCAACTGCTGCAGCGTTGATGGTCGGAATGACACGCTGGATACTGTCGAACTCACCTCGGAACGATGCCGAAATCATGTCCAGCACTTCGGGTGTCTTCAGGTTGTGGAACGACCCGAGGTCAGCGGCCAGGGTCAGGATGTCGTTGGACATCGTCGGCAGTTTGCCGGTCTCGATGCCGAACCCTTGCAGCATGGTGCCGATGCTGCCAAAGGAGTCCAACGCCTGGCCCTTGGACAGACCGAACGCCTTTGCAGAGTTTTTGGCCCAATAGTCGATGAACACGGCCGATTCGTCGAAGACCACGTTGACCTTGTTCGCAGCTTCTTCTGCGTTCATGGCCCAATTGGTGGCGACCGCCGCTGCGCCCAGGATCGGCACGGTAAGGCTGGTCGTCAGCGTGCTGCCGATGGCACGCATCTTGCTGCCAGCGGCCTGCATCTTGGACTGGAAACCAGCTAGGCCACCCTCGGCCTCCCCTAGAGACTTCTTGAACCGTGCAGCGTCGCCGGTAATGACGATCTTCACTTCGTTTTTAGCCATTGACCGTCACTCCTTCGGTACTACTTGGAACACAGCTCCGACCGGTGGACACTTCGCCAACCGTTCGACAAACTCGTTCAGTTCTCCGTATGTCAGATGGTCCACGTCGGCCGGCATGATGCCGAACCAGTGCGCAAGTTCGGGAAGGTGGCGTCTCAGTCGACGCCTGGCGCTTCCGGGGAATCGTCCTCTGCGCCGCCCAGGTCCACCTCGATGTTGGACGCCAGACCCATGTTGGACGCCACCTCGTCGAACGTGACCTGGTCACCAGCTCCACGACGGGCCAGGAACACCAGCGCGGCAATGTGGAAACCGGCTGGTGAGTCCTGCACGTCCGTAATGACCTGCGTCAGTTTCAGACCACCGGACTGCTGGTACAGCTCCAGCTCGATGGCAGCGGTCACGTCCGACAGTCGGAACGGGTAGGCGACACCGTCGACCTTCAGGGTCATGGACAGTTCGTTGGTGTCGGCCTTTGGTGTGGTGTAGTCGTGCGGTGGCATTGGTCTCCTCGGTGGTGCTATCCGAGGTCCAAACCTACTCGGTAGGCAGCCTTGCGCATTTCGTCCATGTAGGTGTCCAGAATGTTCCGGTACTGCTCATGGACTACATCAGCGATGACATAGGGACCGGTCCCTGCCTCCAGGTTCCAGTTGTTGCCCACCCATTCAGACCACTGTGGGGGACTGTTTGCGTAACGGGCTGCCGAGTACCAGCCGGTGCGTTTCTTTGAACCCATGAACGCACGGACCAGGAACGGGTTGGCCGGCGTGTTCTTCAGCCGTACCTGTGCCTTCGTAGTAGTACCCGACGGCAGCAGACCGTCGGCGTTCGCCATCTGCACAGGGTCCCCGCGTCGCTGTGACTTGTCGACGACCAGGTCCGCAACCGACGTGTGCGCCTCCTTCAAGGCTTCACGCTGGCCCTCTACACCCATACGGCGCATTGCGGAACGAAGTTCACGTGCCCCGTAGATTTCAATGCCAGGTTGCGGCACTGGTCAGGGGGTGGAGTCGGCAGTGGTGTAGGTCATGCTGATCGGCTGGTTACTACCGTCGTCGAGCACCGTGCCAGTGATGGACTGCATGAGCATTTCGGTGCCCTCGACCGCCACAGAAAGTTCCGTGAAGTCGACGGCCGGCATGTTGATCGACACACCAGGAAACACGCCCGTGGTGATTGCAGTTACCGAAGTTGCTGCGAACACCAGTGCGGCACGGGTGCCAGCTGCGGTCTCGGCCACGAACCGGTTGTACTGCGTCAGGCTGGAGAAGTCTGCCTCAAACTCGACGGTGATTTCCGGGAAGTCGTCGCGTGCGGCCTCGGACCGACGGGCACTGTTCTGGAGGTAGTGCCGGTCGGTCTTCAGGTTGTTGTTGCACTTCAGGCTGAACGAAGTGACCGGAACGCTGGTGCCACCGACGGTCAGTGACGCCTTCGACCACGACAGTGGTTCCCCGGCCGGGTAGGACGCAGACGCCAGCGCGGTGCCGGTGGTGCCGTCCTCGGCCACGATCTCTGCCGTGAACTTCACGACCTCGTCCACCGACACGTTCAGCTCCCAGGACGACACCTGGCAACCTTCCCACGTGAACGCCTGGTCAGTGACGGCACACGGGGCAAATGCCCGGTTGACCTGCATGGTGAACGACGGGACGCACGCGTCGGGGTCGATCACGCCAACATGCTGGTACGCGCCACCGGTCGGACCGGACGTTGACACGCCACCTAGGGCACGCTTCAGCCACACACCGAACCCGAGGGACTCCACCGGAATTTCGATCGAACCGGCATAGCCGGTGACTCCGGCCACGTACTCGTCGGTGCGGGCAGTCCGCTTACCGGCACGCAGACCAGGGGTCCGGGTACGGAACGTCTCAGGCTGGATCGACTCCGACAGGAACGGCACGAACCGGTCGACCGTGACGGCCGTTCCGTAGGTGGTTTCGTCCTTCGTGCCTAGCTGCGTCTCAATCGGCATTGTTGTTCTCCGTCACAACGGCAGTCTTGCTGCCTTTCTTAGTCGTTCCCTGCCAGTTGTCAACCTGCTGCAACAGTGATGCAGCAAGGTCGTTGCCGACCTCGACGGTGGCACCGTGCTCGACGGTCACCCACTTTCGTGGTGCCACCTCCACGTCCACGGCAGGGTGCGGGCCTACGTACTTGATGGTTGGCATGCTGTTTTCTCCTAGTCGATACGGACATGGAA